AATAAGTAAAAAGTAGTCATTTAGATGGCAAGGAATAGAGAATTTTCTCAACTTGGTTCGTTTGTAGTTGTTGATGACAATACAGGTAATATCGCTATTACCAGTACGTCAACACCTTACGTTGGTATTGGGACGACAAATCCATTATATAAACTTGATGTAGCTGGAATTGCTACTTTTAGGGAACATGTTTTTGTTGGTGGTGGACTAACTGTTGCACAAGATATTAATTTCTTTGGCAACCTTTATAAAGATGGGCAAATATTTAATCCTGGTGGTGGTGTTGGTGTTGGGTCAACAACTTTTAATCCATCTTCAGGTGTAATTGATCCAAGAATTGGTGTAGGATTCACTGATATTAATTTTGTTGGTGCTGGACTTAGTGTTACTGGGTATGGTACTACTCTTGTTGTTGATTTTAATAATCTTTCTTTATCAGTAGATGCTACAGTACCATCTCTTACAATGTTAAGTGGTGGAACTACTTTAATTAAAAATACAAGTTACTCTGCTGACACTACATCAGCAACTTATACAGTAACTCTTCCTGCTAATAAGAACTCTGGAGATTTTGTTGAACTTCATGATACCGAATCTAATTGGGACATAAATAATCTTATGGTTGCAACCCAAAATAATGAGCAGTTTAAAAATTATGAAGGCGTGATTGATTCTCCATTAGCATGTGATGTCGCAGGTGCTGCTGTAAAATTAGTTTGGACTAATACTTACTGGAGGGTATTTGCATGACAATGTTTCTGAGCGAGAGTATTGACTCTTCCAAGGGTGGAGGAGCTCTTTTAGTATCACAACAAAATAATTTTTATGTTCATGCCTTAAGAAGAGATGCTGATGGTATGTTAAGGTATACCAAAGTTAAGAGTACTGAACCAGGAGTTCAAGATTTCCATAGATTAGATGGAACACAATATCCAGATTTCTTAGATGGTGTCGATTATGTAGAAGAGACTACCGAAGAGAAAACATATTTAAATCATACACAAGATAAATACCAACAGTTCCGATTTGACTTTAGACGAACTTCTTATCTTATAGATGACGATGGGTATCTAGTAGTAAAATTTGGTGATCATGATTATTCTGCAGGACCAAAATAGGAGATTAAAAAACAATGGCTGAATTTAGGCTTGGGAGGTTAAAGTTTAATTGGAGAGGTGATTGGACAGTTAGTACTGCTTATGTCATTGATGACATTGTAAAGTATGGTGCTAATACTTACGTTTGTAAGGCAAATCATACTTCTACCACGGACGAAAATCTCTTTTACTCTAGCGATATACTTGCTAATTGGTCCTTACATACAGAAGGTATCGCAAGTAAAGGTGAATGGATATCAGGTGCTTGGTATAAAGTTAATGATGTAGTTAAGTATGGTAATACACATTATAGAGTAAAAGTAGGTTTTAGTACAAATACTTTTGATACTACTAGTTCTAATCTAGAAGAATATTTACAGTCATTTAATTATGAAGATACTTGGGATTCTGCGACAGAGTATCAGACTGGTGACGTTGTAGCATATGGTGGTTACACTTATGTTGCTACAAGTCAGCATACAAATAAACCACCATCTCTTAATCTAACTGCAGATTGGGATATTCTAACAACTGGATTTAATGTTATAGGATATTATGATGCTGCAACAGATTATACCCAAGGTAATGTTGTACAGTGGGGTGGTTACACTTATGTTGCTATTTCAACCAGCACAGGTACTGTTCCAACAGACACTAATAAGTGGAGTCTAGTCACTAAAGGATTTAATTGGAGAGGTGCGTGGAATAATAGTACAACATATCAACTAGGAGATGTTGTAAAGAGATTAAGTAATAGTTATATTGGTGTTGCTACTGCTGGTAGTACAAACCAAGATCCTTCAACAGATTCTATCGGTGAATATTGGGATGTTGTAGCAGAAGGTGCTGCTAATAATGTGATGACAACCGAGGGTGACTTGGTTTACTATACTACTGGTGCTGCTAGATTACCTGTAGGTACTAATGGTCAATCACTAACAGTTAGTTCTTCTGGTGTACCTGGATGGGAAAATAATAGTGTTACTCACCCAGTTTATTATGTAACTGAAGAAGGTAGTGATAATAATAGTGGAGAAAATATTAGTAGATCCTTTAAAACTGTTAAACATGCTTGTGGTGTTACTACTGGACCAGCAACAATTTATATAAAGGCTGGTACTTATGAGGAGAATTTACCTATTGTTGTACCTAGTAATGTTTCTCTAGTTGGAGATAACTTAAGAACAACAAGAATTATACCAGCTTCTGGTGATGCTCATTATCAAGTATTGACTTTAGCAAATGCTCCACAGTCAACATGGACTGCTGCTAATGCGTCTTATAATAACTCAACTGGTGAACTTAATATAACCATTGGTACTCATAATCTTAATGTGAATGATTTCATTAAGATAGCAACTGATTCGATGACATTTAGTTGTAATTATAATGGTGCTACTGGTACTGCTGCTCAGAAAACTTACCCTAGAGCATCAGGAGCAAATACAGCTGGTGGTTCTGACTATGCTTATGATAAAGCTCTTGTAATTACAGCAGTAACTGGCACTAGTATTACTGTAAACGTTAATAAGAGTCCTCACGAACCAATTAGTATTAATAATGTTCATACTTTTGTTAGTGCTAATCCAAATGGTATTACTAAAGCAGCACCTTATGTTTCATATGGTTCTTCAATATTTAATGGTGCTGGAACTAAGTGTGCTAGTATTTTATATGCTGATTATTCTGAAACGAAAGTTCATATTAGACCAATATCTGGTGGACTATGGTCTACAGCAGATACTTATGAGAATGGGGCAAGTGATGTTGCTATTACAGCCGTAGAACAAAGGTCTAATTCTGAAGCAACGATGTTCTTGATGAGCGATAAAACTATGCTCAAGGACATTTTGATGGAGGGTATGACTGGTTTTGTTAAGGCAGGTGTTGCTTTAACTACTACAGCATCTATCAATAATACCATAGTTACTGGTGGTGGTTTCTTCCCTGATTTGGTTGGAACTACTGTTACTGGTGTTGGTGTTGCTGGCGGTACAAAGGTTGTTAACTTCACATCTACTACACAGATAGAGGTTGATAACTCACAGACAGTTTCTTCTACTCCTCTTACCTTTACTGCATTACCTTCAGACCCAAATAATGCAGAAATTAAAGGTGTGTTTGTTGCTATAAATCCTGAAACACCTATTGTTAAATCTCCATATGTTTCAAACTGTTCTGCTAAATCAACAGGAGGTGTTGGTGCGATTGTAGATGGTAATGTTCATAGACAGTTTGCTGATGATGGTCCCACACCATCTAACAAGTCAATTGTTATGGACTCCTTTACTAATATTCATGATAATGGAATGGCATTCTGGGTTACTAATAATGGTTCTGCAGAATTAGTTTCATCCTTCACTTACTATTGTCATATAAGTTATGCTGCTACTCGTGGTGGTAGGATAAGATCTCTTGCTGGAAATAGTTCTTGGGGTAATTATGCTATTGTAAGTTCTGGATTTAATCAACAAGAAAAGAGTAGAGATGGTCAGATTGAAGGTTTATTGTTAGAGATTGATAAGGATAGTAAAGTAATTGGTGGTGATGGTACTGATCCTAATGATTTCCAAGTTGGTGAAAGAATTAGAGGTGGAACATCAACTGCTCAAGGTTATATTAATTCTATTCAGGGTGGTAATAAGACGCAAATATTCTATTCATTAATTAGTGCTGGACCTGCTGGTGTTGGTACTGGATTTGTACAAGGTGAAACTATTACTGGATTAACTAATGGTACTACAGCAAGTTTACATGAAAATGGAATTACTGCTAACAGAGGTCAATCAGGATTTACTATTGTTTGTTCTGGATTAGGAACCTCACCTACACTATTACCTAATGGTAGTATTGAATTTATTACTGGATTGGGTAATGGTGGATTTAATAATAGTAATATCACTGGTGCTGATCCATTTACGTTTGTGATTGATACTGTGAGTCAGACTGGTGCTGATGGAAGAGGAACATTAGAAATTCAAAGAGGTCAATGGTCAACATCTGGTGCTGCACATACTGGAGGAACTAAGGATTTAACACATTATCCTGTTCAATCTGGTGAGGCAACATTCTTGACTCCAGTTGCTTCTGGTGATACTACAATTAACGTTAATACTATTACTGGATTTGCTCCTGGTGAATATGCTTTAGGACCTGCTGCTAATGGTTTTGAGTTAATGAAAGTTCAAAGCATCAACTCAGCAACACAGATGGTTGTAGCAAGAGCACAAGATGGTGCTGGTATTGCTACTGCTTATGATATTGGTGATAAGATTGTTTCAATCGGAGCAACAACTAACTTAATTAACACTGTTGAAGTTTGGAAAGACTTTACTGGAATTTCTACGGAAATGAGAGTTGTTAGTCCTACTCCATTCATTCAGAATGATTATTATAAGATAGATAATGAGTTTGTTAAGGTAGTTGGATTATCAACTGATTCTACTGGTATTACTGTTCTAACTCTAACTGAAGAGAAAGCTGCTAAATGTTTTGATGAACAGAACATGAAGATTCGTTATCTATTCAGTCAGGCAAGATTGACAGGTCACGATTTCTTACAGGTTGGTACTGGAGGAACAGTTACAACTAACTGGCCTGATGTACCTACGGTAGACCCAATTCAGTCACAAGAAATTACTGAAGGGTTCCCTGGTCGTGTATTCTATGTTTCAACTGACCAAGATGGTAACTTCCGTGTTGGTAAGTACTTCCGTGTTAACCAGGCAACTGGTTCTGCAACATTGAATGCTAGTGCTTTCGATCTATCTGGTCTAGTATCATTACAACTAGGTTCAATTGGTGCTCAGTTAGGTGCTCAGATTAATGAGTTTTCTACTGATGTGACAATGTCCCAGAATAGTAATGAAAAAGTTCCGACTCAGGCAGCAGTTAGAACTTATGTTGGTGTACAAACTTCTGGAGCATTAGCAGACGCAGTGAGTCGTGCTAATGCTGGAATTGCCACCGCTAAATATCAATCTGACGTTAACACATTCTTCATGGCTGGAAACAGTTAATGATATCTTCTTTATAAATACAAGAAAAGGAACATCTTTTAAAAATGGCATCTGGAATTTTGGGGCAAGCTGCTCCTTCTGCTACTACTAATAGTTCTGTTTATACAGTTCCTGCGTCAACTCTTTCCGTTGTTAATATAAACGTTCTTAATCGTTCAGGATCTTCTCCTGTTGATGTAAGAATTGCTTTATCAGCAAGTGCTTCGCCAGCAAGTTCGGAGTACATTGAGTATGATGTCACGGTTCCTGCTAAGGGAGTTGTGGAAAGAACTGGTATAGCACTTCAAGCTGGTAAACAAGTTGTGGTTTATTGCTCAACTGGTGATACAGCAGTGAGTGTTTATGGCCTCGAACAAGCAGTATAAAAAGGTATAACACATGGGCAGATACGTTGGTTTAATTATTAACAAAGGAAAAGGTGGTGGTGGTCTTGGACCTACTGTAGAGTTTGATAGAGCAACAGGTATTACTACTGATAGTAGTAATAATGTTACAGCAGTCACATTGGGTGATACTGCGTACTCTAATATATTATATAATAATGCCTCAGTTGGATTGATTACTGGATTCACTGAAAATATTGGTGGCGTATCTCAAAAATGGAAGTTAACATATAATAGTGCAAATCTTGTAACCGAAATCGCAAAGGACGACACATAATGGCTGTAGACGTACTTACCTATAACGCCTTACAACAGGTTAATGAGGAATTAAGAAATGAAATAGCTCAGTTAACTGAGGACATTGCTGCTGCTCAAGGTGGCGGTGGTTCTGCTCCAGCATCTGATGCTCAGTGTATTGTTGAAATGAGCAATATGCTTCAGGCAAATCAGTGGTGTAGAATACCCACTGGTCATGGTGAAGATTGTCAAGGTTCTTGGACTAGTGGATTTAAAGTTTGTGATGATACTGGTTATTATCGTTGTGGTAGAAGTTGTACTTGGACTGTACCTAGTGGAGCAACTGTAGCTAGATTCCAAATATGGGGATCTGGTGGTGGTAGTAATGAGTCTAGATGCTGTGGATTCAGTCCTATTGGATCTACAGGAGCATATGCTTCTGCTATCCTGCCTGTAACAGCAGGACAAAGTTACACTCTTTGTGCTGGTTGTGCTTATTGTTGCTATGCTTATAGTGATGGTACACATATGCTACAAACTTGTCCCTCATATGTACAAGGATCTGGATTGACGAACTTCTGTGCTCAAGGTGGATATTCTTGTATGTACAAACAAATAGCACATAGAAACGATCAGTTCTTCCCATCTAGATGTGGTGTATGTTGCTGTAACTGGATGAACGGATGTATCTGTAAGTCAGGTGCTTGGGTTTGTTCTGAGTTTTCTACTCCATATAGTGGATATCCTGAAGGATATTGTGATGCTTCTTACATGCCTTGGATTGCTGAGGATGTTAAATATTATGGATCTGCAACTGGTGGGTCAGTTTGGGGGATAAGAGGACAGTGGTCATGGCTTTCTGCTGATTATGCTATGCCAATGCACTATTGGGCTGCTACTAGTTATGGATTCCCTGGATCTTGTTGTGGACGAGGTGGATGTTTTGTATGTGATAACTGTGGTGGTTGGTGTCAGAATTCTTGGCAACAGGGAATAAGGCAAATTCCTGGTGTTGGTGGTTGGGGAAACAGTCGCTGTGGTGGTGGTTGTAATTGTGGAGATGCTGGTAGATTTGGTATGGTATGTGTATCATACGCATAAATTATCATTATTATAAATTAAATTATACTTATAAATAACTAAGATAGAAGGTTGATCTAAAGATGGCAACAATTAACCAAACTTTTACCTATAAACTTCCTGAAGAATTGTATGTCGCTGGAATTTCGACTACTAAAACTGGAACTTATACTTATATTGGTCCAGATACGTTTGATGTTGAAGTAGACGGACAAGGTAGAATTATTAAATGTGATCCTGTTGAAACTCCAGATGGAAGAAGGAAGACTATTAATGCTAATAATGCTTCTGAATTACCTGTTGCTTATCTAGCAAGAAACCATCAAGATGAAGAGAATTTTGTTTGGGCTGAAGAGTTTACTGATGAAACTCTGAGTAATGGTGATGTTTATCAGAGATTAGATAATCCAGATTTGGATGATGCTTATGATATGCCTCATTGGAATAGTGTTACTGGTACATGGGATATACCTCAGTTAATTAAAGAGCAAAGAAATGATGCTTACAATGAGGCTAAGAGAAGAAAGAGTTATGTAGAAACATATAAGAATCAATATGATTTTGGTGATACTATAAACACTGCTATCGACAATTATCTTGTAGGAATAACTTCATATATTACTGATAATCCTCCATATAAATCTTGGAAGTATACAACTCAACCAACTCCACCTGCTATACCAAAGATGCCAGTGTCTATTATGACTGAGTTTTCTAAGGTTCCTCTTCCACATAGATTTGCTGAAGGTGGTGGACCAATTCTTAAGTTTCCTGGAGAGGCTGCTATTGGAAGCGAGTATAACTCTCAGTTCTATTCAGGTCTTGAAGGATCTAAATCGGCTGCTGATTAATTACGGAGATTAACTAAAAAATGGATGTATTAGTATACAGTGCTCTTAATGAGCAATCTTCGCTGAAGAAGCAAGCAGCAGCGAAAAGAAAAGAATTATTTGATCTAAAAGCAAATGCTTCTGCTGGTGGTGGTGGTTCTGGTGGAGATGCTGAAGCTAAAGCATGGTTGACTGAGCACGAAAAGGCACTTCAATTATGTCCTGATTGTGTTCCTTTATGGGACAAGATGTATTGTGGTGAAGGATGGACTGGTGGATTTAAAGTTTGTGATGATACTGGACATTATACTTGTGGTAGAAGTTGTACTTGGACTGTACCTAGTGGAGTAACAAAAGCTAGATTCCAACTTTGGGGTGCTGGTGGTGGTGCTAATAATCCTTCTAGGTGTTGTGGATTTACTTTCTATGGATCTACGGCAGCATATGCTTCTGTTATTATTCCTGTAACTGCTGGTTCATCATATACTATTTGTAGTGGATGTGCTTATTGTTGCATGGGTGCTCCTTGGGCTGGTGCTCCACGTAATCCAGGATGTCCTTCATATGTACAGGGTACAGGTCTTTGTTACTTCTGTGCTATGGGTGGTGATGGTGGAATGGGAACCTACTTTGGTGCTAGAGTACCTTCACAGAACCATTGTTATGTTCCTTGTTTGAATAACGCAACTAACACAAGTATGACTACTTGTGAAGCTTCTGGTAGTATATGTTATCAGGGTGGATGTAGTGGTGGTTTCTATCCATACATCTCAGGTGCTAACTATTATGGTACTACAAACATAGCTAATCCTACTTCTGAGAATATAATATATGGTATCAGAGGAATGTGGAATAAGTGGTGCGTTCATAGTAATAACTATGGTTGTTTCTGTGCTGGTAAAATTGTAGGAGCAAGTAATACTCAAGAATGGACAACAGCACTGGCTCAGACATGTCCATGTCACATGCATTGGAGTCATACCTGTTGTGGTGGTTATTATAGAGCACAGAATGGTTATATGAGAATGCCTGGTCAAGGCGGACATATGTCAGCCTCTATGGGTGGATGTGTTAGCCATTGTGGAGACTTTGGTAGACTTGGATTAGTTTGTATTCAGTATCAGTAAATCAAAATCAACTTTTTATTTCAAAAATGGTGGAAAAAAAATCCCACCATTTTTTTTGTCTGTAGGGTCGATAAGTAGTAATCTCCTTACATAACAATATTCTTTTGGTTGACTATATAAGTCAACAATGATATAATATTAAACATTGAGGTTTGACTTGAATGAATAAAGCATTTTTCATTAATGGTGGAGCAGGGCGTGTGCTTTGCTCTATGCCAGGTTTAGAGAAGTTCGCAGAAAAGAACGATGATTTTATCATTGTTGCTGAGTCTTGGGGTGAACTATATTTACTAAACAGAAAACTTAGGAACCATGTATATCAGGGCGTACATAAGGGATTATTTCATGAGAAATTAAGAGATAAGAAGATAATATCACCAGAACCTTATAGAGTTAATCAATACTTTAATCAGAAGTGTAATCTAATACAGGCATTTGACATTGAGATTAATGAACTTGATGATGTAAGAGAAACTGGAAAGATAAATTTAGAACTTAGTAAGTTAGAACAGATAACTGGATACAATCTTGTAGCAGAAGTACGAGGTGTACTTCAAAAAGATAAGATAGTGGTGTTCCAACCTTTTGGACAATCTTGTAAGAAAGAGGGTGATTTTATCTTTGATACTAGTGGAAGAAGCTTCGAGGTTTCTAATGTACTTGAGATAATAAAAGAATTAAATAAAAATTATGGTGTAATTATAATGACTGAGGTTGAGATTCCAGGATGGCAGAATCTTGGAGTTGCTTGTCCACAGGGAATGGGTTTAAATGATTGGGCAGGTATAATTAATGCTGCTGATTATTTCTTAGGTTGTGATAGTGTAGGACAACATCTAGCAAATGCTGTTGGTAAACCTGCTACAGTTGTTACTGGATCTACTTTCCCTGAAAATATTTCTTATCCTGATAATAAGAAGTTTACTATTATTGATAATGGTAAGGATGCGAGAAGATATGTTCCAATTAGAATGACTATGGATATCTTTTTAGATAGAGATAGTGAAGATCTAATGGTACTTAAACCAGATACTGTTAAGAAAGTTTGTAAGTCTGTTAAGGATAAGATTGGTTTGGGTAGAAATATGAGTACGGGTCAATTGGTACATGATAAAACTAAAGAAGGACCTTCTGGTAAAACATTACCCTCAAGTGTTTGTACTGATGTAGTAAGTGGTGGGTATCCAAAGAAGACTTTATTACCATCAACTAGTAAGTCATTCACTCCAACTGGAATGATGCCTCAAAATTCATTTAAAAAAGACTCTGGTCCTGTTAAATATACTGGATTTAAAAAAACAAAGTCTAATGATAGTAAAAAGAAACCAATTGATGCTATAATAGAGCAAGAAATGAAATCTAAAAATTCTTGAGGTAGAATATCATGACTGTTGTAGTAGGTGTAGCTCGTGGTCACAATGCCAGTACCACATTAATGATAGATGGTGAGATAATATTTTATCTTGAAGAAGAAAGATTATCTCGTAGAAAATATGATGGATCTCCTCTTTTAGGGTTATTAAAAGTATTTGATTTTGTTGATCATATAGACCATCTAATAATATGTCATACTCATAGACATGGTCCAGAATTAGATTGGACTGGAGAAGATTTATATCAAGGATTTGTTAGAAAGCTTCAGAGAAGAGATGATACTAGGGATTCAGGTCCAAAAACTCATTATACTATGGTTGATACTATTCATCATGAGTTACATGCTAGTGTTGGATTTATAAATTCTGGATTTGAAACTGCTGCTTGTGTAATTGCTGATGGTGCTGGAAGTTTTCTTCAAACAGAAGATACTGGAGAAGATACTTTATTTGAATTTGAAACCATATTTAAAGCAAAATGGTCTGATAAGGATAGTAAGAATGAAAAGAAAATAGTTAAAGGATTAGATTTTGATGTTGTTTATAAACATCTAGGAACAGATAGTGCTGTTGGAATAGATTATCTTTTAAAGGATGAAAATACTGGATATAATGTTATGTTAAGTGAACATCCAGGATATACAAAAGCATATGAGGCAGTTACTCAATATTGTGGTTTTGATAGTATTGATGCTGGAAAGACTATGGGATTGTCTCCATATGGAAAAGAGAATCCAGATTTACCACCTCTTATTAGGGATGGATGGGTGAATAGAGATGTGTTTATACCAGATTATCCTAATGGATCTCGTATAAACGATACTAGATATCCTATTCTTGAAAAAGATAAATCTAAACATAAGAGAAAACAATATACTCAAATACAAAAGGATATGGCATATGCTGTTCAAAAAGAAACTCAGGAAGCGATGTCAAATTTAATTCAGAAAGCACATGATCTTACTGGAGAAAAGAATATTGTTATTTGTGGTGGATATGGTTTAAATTGTGTTGCTAATTATCAATACTTAAAAGATTTTCCTAATTTAAATATCTACTGTGAACCTATTTCTCATGATGGTGGAACTTCTATAGGTGCTGTTAAAGCTTTCTGGGCTAGATTAAGTCAGTGTGGTAGAGATGGGTTTGGTGGTAGACAGAAATCCATATATTATGGACCTCAATATAATCCTCAACAATATTTAAGTGTTATTGGTAATCATGCTGAAGTTTCTGATACTTCTTATGAAGATATTGCGAAGTTGATTCGTGATGGTGAGATTGTAACTATCTTCCAAGGAAGATCTGAAGGTGGTCCAAGAGCACTTGGTAATCGTTCTATACTTTTTGATCCTACAGTTAAAGATGGTAAAGATATTGTTAATGCTGTTAAGAAGAGAGAATTTTTTAGACCTTTTGCTTGTACTATTAAGAAAGAATATGTACATGAATGGTTTGATCTTCAAGGTAGAGATGAAACACCTCATATGATGTATGCTGTAGAATGTTTACCTGGTGTTCAAGAAAAGATCCCATCAGTTATTCACGTTGATGGCACATGTAGGATTCAAACTCTTACTGAGGATGAGAATATGCATTATTATAAACTTATAGATGCCTTTGAATCTCTAAGTGGTGTTCCTATTTTGTTTAATACATCATTTAATCTTGGTGGAGATCCATTAGTAGAGACTATTGGTGATGCTCTTCATACTTTGAAGAATAGTAAGATTGAATATATGTATCTCCCTGAAATACAAAAGTTAGTAAAGGTTCCTAATGCAGAATGATATTGTTTGGTGCAATGGCACATTCGATATTCTTCATCCAGGTCACATAGAATTATTCAAGGTTGCTAGATTTCTAGGAGATAAAGTAATAGTTGCTACGGATACGGATGAGAAGATTCGTGCTGACAAAGGTGATCATCGCCCTATAAACGATCTTTGTTATAGGGTTGCTATGCTTGAGGCAATTAAGTATATTGATGTTGTTCATACCTTTGGTAGTAGACAAGAGTTAGAAGATCTAATTGAACTATATCAACCTGATATATTATTACTTGGTGATGATTGGAGAGATGGTGACGTAGTTGGTTGGGAACACGCTGGTGAGGTAAGACATCTTCCTAGAGTAGGTGGGTATGCCAGCAGTAATGTCATCAAAAAGATTAATGAAAGTACTGTTACTGGGTGATAGTTGTGAGGATGAATACATCTATGGTAGATGTACTAGGTTAAGTCCAGAAGCACCTGTACCTGTATTAGATTATGCTAAGATACAAACTAAACCTGGTATGGCAGCTAATGTTTGTTTGAATCTTCAGTCATTTAATATGGAGATTACATTCTTAACTAATTCTGAGAAGATTGTAAAGACTAGATTTATTGATGAGAAATCAAATCAACATATTCTTAGAGTTGATAATGAAGAGAAAGTTAAACCATTATTAGTTCCAGTTTCTACAAATAGTTTTGATGCGATTGTTATATCAGATTATAATAAAGGTTATCTATCTACAGAAAAGATATTTGATATAGTAGAGAGTGCATCTTGTCCTGTGTTTATTGATAGTAAAAAATCCATACTTCCTAACAAACCTAATTGCTTTATCAAGATAAATGATGTAGAATATGAGAAGTTAGATGACTATAAGATAGATAATTTAATAGTAACAAAGGGATCGCAAGGATGTATTTACAATAATATGTTATATCCAGCAGAGAAAGTTAATGTATATGATGTTGTTGGTGCTGGAGATACTTTTCTTGCTGCCTTAGTATATGGTTATCTAGCGTATAATGATATAGAACAAGCATTAATGTTAGGTAATAGAGCAGCAGCAATTGCTGTTCAGCAATTAGGAACTTACGTTTTACAACAGGAGGACATTCATGAGATACTGTATAGACATTGATGGTACTATTTGTACACCAACTGTTGGTAGGGATTATCATAAAGCAGAACCTTGGAAGAATAGAATTGAGGTGCTAAATAAACTTTACGATGAAGGTCATTATATAATTTACTTTACTGCTAGAGCGATGGGTAGATTTTCTGATGAACCTCACTCTATTGCTTCTGTAAAAGCAGAAGGAGTTTTATTTGAATTGACACAGAAGCAACTTGAAGATTGGGGTGTTAAATATAATGAATTGATTATGGGTAAACCACATGCCGATTTCTTTATCGATGATAAAGGGTGGCAATGCGATTCGTTTTTTGAGAGTCATGGAGTATAATGAATTACAATAAACCAGTTAATGCTTTTGGAAAAGAATTAGATGATCCAATATATAATTATTTCTTTAGGGATAAGAATTATATTCAAACAGATGGTGATCATTGTTTATGGCATGTTCATTTAACTAATGTTATTGATGAAGCGGTATTGTCTATTGTTGAAAATTGGGCAGATGGTAAAGAATTATTTGATGCTATAACATTAGGGCAAAAATATGAGAGTGGTGGTAGAAAGATAAGAGAAACTCAAATGCTTTGGATGGCAGCTCAGGATAATTTTGATGAGTTATTACCTGTTTATGAATACATAACTGATATAATACGTTCTGTTAATAATGATTTATGGGGTTATAATGTTGTTGGTTGGGAACCGTTTCAATATTTGGTATATAAATCAGAAAATCGAGGTCATTTTAATTGGCACATTGATATACCTGCTAGAAGATTAAAAGGTAATCAGAGGAAAATTAGTTTTATGATCGGTCTTTCAGACGCAAATGATTATAAGGGTGGTGAAATTGAGCTCAGGCTTGGTATGGATGATAAATCTATTAAACTTAGTAGAGGTGATGTATTAGCCATTCCTTCTTTTATTGTACATAGAGTAACTCCTGTTACTAGTGGTGAAAGAAGAGTTATAACTGGGTGGGGATCTGGACCTGATTTTACATGAACAGTAACGATATAAAATTTGTTCCCAAAGGTTGGGGTTACGAGAAGTGGATATGTAATACTTCTGAATATTGTGGTAAGCTTTTATTTTTTGTTAAGGGTAAGAGATGCTCTTGGCATTATCATCTTTTAAAGGATGAAACTTTTTTCTTACAGTCGGGTAAGATACATCTCTTCTATGGTTTTGATAATGATATAGGATTGTCTGAGAGTATAGTTTTAGAACCAGGTGATAAGTTTCATATTGAAAGGAAGATGAGACATCAGATGGTTGCTCTTGAAGACTCTGAATTGTTTGAATTTTCTACTCAACACTTTGATTTAGATTCGCACAGAGTCTTTAGAGGAGATTAAGATACTGTGCTACGTTTATGAACTGATAGTCCCATATTTGTTCAGCAATAGTTAGATATTGATATTTTCCTTTTAGATGTTCTGGGAATGGAATGTATTCTATTTCTCCTTTATATTTTAATGCTATCAATTCCCCAACAGTTTTGAAACTAATTGGCATACTGGTTCCCAGATCATAGATGCCAGATGGTTTGTCATTATTAAGAACGATTTCTACTATATCACCAACCCAAATAAAATCTCTTAGGTACTTACCTGATCCTTCAAACAGTTTTAGTTTACCTGTTTCCTTTATCTGTTGTGTAAATTTATGTACTGGACTTGCTTGATCTCCTTTGTGATCTTCTCCTTGTCCATATACATTAAAGTATCTAAAACTTTGAATGGATGAGAACTTATCTAAGTTGTCTTGTATATAATAATCAATCTGTAACTTAGTAATAGCATAGTAATTTAATGGAGATATTTTATTGGGTGTAGTTGCCCATAGACTCTTTCTTGTATTGCCATATACTGATGCGGATGATGCAAACTTAACATCTATTTGATGCTCTATTGCCCTCTCAAACAACTCTATAGTGAACCAAACATTAGTTCTATGGAGTTTATCTATGTCTGTTTCTGTCGTGTCTGAGATCGCTCCTTGGTGTAGTATAAGGGATACCTTATCCCAGTCCTTAAAATACGCTAACCAATCCCAACAATCATGCTCATCAACCGTGACGATTTCTTCATCAGAATGTTCTATTAGATACTTAAGAAAGTTCTGACCTATAAACCCCTTTGAACCTGTTAATATAATCATAGATAAATACTTAAAATTATTGTGTGTTTAAATGGCATTTGGACTATTAAACAGCATTATACCATCAGTTGGACAACCTTTAACATTATATACAGGAAGTGCTGATAAGTTAACTGTAGGTAAGGTATCTATAGCTAGTAAGAACTCCACTCCTGCTCGTATTCAGCTTGCATATGAGGATGGGTCAAACTTGAGATATTTTGAATATAATAAGAAGGTTAAGTATGGGCAGACATATGAAACTCAGGATATACATTTAGGTGCTGGACAAAAATTAGTAGTTAGATCAGATCAGACTGATATTAATTTCTTATTTTATGGCCAGACTATTAGTGATGCTTTACACCCAGTTAGATCTGGTGTACTTAGTCATATTATAACCACAGATAAGCAAAAGAAATCTATATTTACTGCTCCTTTAGGATCACAGGTTAATGCTACTCTTAGTGTGTGTAACATGGGTGTTGAGGCATCTGTTGCTACAATAGGAATTTCTGATTCTGGACTAGAAAGTTTTGATAGCACTGAATATGTTGAATATAATATAAAAATTGAGCCAGGACAAACATATACTAGAACAGATATAAAAATAAAAGAAGGACAAACTATTGTTGGATTCTCTAATAGGAACTCAAAGATTAGTTTTGTATGTCATGGTCAACTATTTTATGCTGTAAGTGGACTTCTTGATAGTGATGATAAGATGATTCTAGGTAATGCTAGAATCACTGGTAATCTTGGTATAGGTATAACAGCAGCTCCTGGAACCAAATTTCATGTCCTTGGTGATAGTACATTTGATGGAGCGATGAATCTTACTGGTAATTTAGTTACCAATTCAGAACTTCAAGTAAAGGGTGTTAGAACAAGATTATTATCTGATACAATTCAAATTAAAGATAATAATATAGAGTTAGCATACATTGAATCTAGTGGGTTTAGTGGTACGGCAACTGCTGGTGACACTACGATATCAGGTGTTACTGATTTTACTGGTATTTTACCTGGTGTTTATGTTACTCTCGTATCGTCTATTGATACGGTTACTCTTCAGAATGGTGGTAAAGTAGTTAGTACCACCTCTGACACTGTTACTTTAGATACTCCATTTGGTGGATCAGGAACTAATGCAGGAATGCAATTTAATGTAGCTGGTGCTAATGATTATACTGCTGATGAGGGTGGAATAACACTTAAATCTTTAAAGAAAACAGACTTAACATCTACTACTTCTGATAAGTGGATTAAGTGGAAGAATAGTAATGATAAATGGAACCTTAGTTCAGGTTTAAATATTCCTGCTGCTAGTGCAGAAGAACCTTATAACAATATTTCAATTGATAATGTAGTTGTTCTTAATAGCACTCAAGTTTTAGGATTTGCTGTTACAACAACTCATTCGGCAAATTATGTACCTAGTGGCATTAGTACGGCACATTTAACTACTCAAAAAAGTACTGATGAATTAGTGACTGCTAGAGCAAAGAACGTTTCAGTATCAGCATACTTTGCATCCAGTTTTGATTTTTAGGTTATAATCGATACTAAATAATTTTTTAAAAAAATATAAGAAATGAATTTTACGATTTATTCTAAGAGTGGTTGTCCATATTGTGAAAAAGTAAAACAAGTAATGTCGTTGACAAATTTAAGTCATGTGGTGTATAATCTAGAGGATGATTTTACACGAGAAGATTTCTATGCTGAGTTTGGTCAAGGTTCAACTTTTCCACAGGTAATCTGTGATGATACGGGTCAAAGACATAAAATTGGTGGATGTACTGAAACAGTTCAATTTCTTAAAGAAAAGAAAATCGTCTAAAGTAAGCATAAATAAACCAGATTATGATATTGATCGTGGGTTTGAATTCATCTTAACGGGAGGTAAAAAGAAAACCAAACCATTACATATCACCACACTTAAAATAGGAGGACGAGACATGTTAGCAATAAGTTTAGTATTTGGATCTTTTCTAACTGTATTGTTTCTTATAGTAGGAGCGATTGGTGGTTGGGTTGCCAGAGAATATATGATGAATTATCAGGAAGTTCCTAAAATACATCCTGAAATGTTTGATGGTAATGGAAACCTAGTTCCAGATGAAATTGTAGCATTTAGATTTGAAAACAATTATGACAACAACGAAGAAGAAGACGACGACTAGAAAGAAGTCAACAACAGCAACGAAGAAACCTGTTTCTAAGCCAGCAGTACAGAAAATTCCTGATCTTCCGACAATTCCTTTTGCGTTTGAAGTTTTAGATGCTGCTTCTAAGATGAGAAGTAAGGCAAATAAGATTGAAGTCCTTAAAAGGTATAAACACGCATCTATAATGGCAGTTTTTATTTGGAACTTTGATGAGTCTGTTATTTCTCTTTTACCGCAGGGTGAAGTTCCTTATGGTAGTAATATAGAAGATGAAACAATGACAGGAACTTTATCTGAAAAGATAGAGGATGCTGTTAGCAAGATGGGTGAACTTAGAACTACTTCTCTTGGAGCAAATGATCAAGGTAAGGCAAGTATTAGAAAAGAGTATACTAAGTTCTATAATTTTATTAAGGGCGGTAATGATTCATTAAGTGGTCTTCGTAGAGAGACTATGTTTATTAATATTCTTACTGGATTACATCCATTAGAAGCAGAGATCCTTATTCTTACTAAAGATAAAAAATTATCTGATAAGTATAAAATTACTAAGGATGTAGTATCAGAAGCATATCCAGAAATTACATGGGGCGGTAGATCATGAGCGAAGAAGTAGCAACAAAAGAAGGAAAGAAATTAGATCCTAAACCACAACCTAAATTTGAACCTTGGACTAAGGAAGAGAAAGAAACTTCTAAGACAAATTATGCTTGTGAGATTTTAGTTTCTAATGGTACTTTAGCAGATGTCCATACCACACAAGCACCTAATGATGCTTTTGTAGTTAAGTATGTTGTTGAAGATAGAACCATTTTAGACTTAACAAGAGGATCAAAGACAAAAATCTTTGATATGTATTGGGATAAGTTTAAAGGTGGGTTAAAGAGTATTGATTATGGTAGAGGAACTATTAGTCCTAAGTTATGGGGATATCAGTCTGCACCTGCTAGAAAAGGTAAAAAGAATAAAGGAAGAAGTAGTTAGGGTAAACCAAAATCGACTTTTAATTCCAAAAATCGGGCAAAAAAATCTTCAGGTATTTTTTGCTCTGTCAGGTCGATGTAACAAAATTACATATTAACTTGACTAAATAGTTGAAATGTGTTAGTATTAACACAACGTTCATCCCAAAAGGGACGCAAGTAAGCCGACTCGGAACGGATCGTTCATCCTCATGGAAGTTCTACTCACTGCTCTTTTAACATGTGAATATGCTACAGGTCTTGTCGATCAGATATACCGCCAGCATACTGAAACACCAAAATCTGAACTTATTCAGATTGTGGCACAGAGCACTGAACCAGGATGCTTTGAGGACGCAAAAGCCGACTGAAGGAACGGGGTTTTAACCACCCTATCCAGAGGACAAGCCAATGGCAAAAGTCACTTACCGTGGTGTCGAGTATGACACTGAAGAGTACAACGCTAAAGTACTCGATGAAGCAGCAAAACGAAATAGACACGATCTAATGTATCGTGGTCTTAAAGTTAGAAGTGGGGCAGTTCCCTGCAGCTAATGCTTCAGACAATAAATGAAGAAGGGGGTTGTACCCCTTCTTTTTTTATGTTATAATACATTCAACAAATTAATTCTTATGAGTAGAAGAGGAAAGGAAATAGTTAAATTACTTGAAAAGGTAATTAAACAGGAACATCTTTATACAGATGAGGAATTAAAAGATTTAAAAAGTCAATTGAGAGTAGTTAAAGAAGAACTCACTAACATTGATAATGCACTATCAAAAGGTTTTGGTAAATGAACGTTAAATTTGTAAGTATCACTCCCGATGCTGAGAAGATGATGGCGTATATCGCTAGGGTATCAAATCCTTCCAATCAGCAAAATGAGAATTATGCGGGATTATTAAAGTATTGTATTAAACATAACCATTGGAGTGTATTTGAACAGTCCTCGATGACCTTGGAGAT